AAAGATTAATTCCTGGTGTCACTCCAATTGATAAAAAAGGTGATTATGATAGTATCTATACTAAAAACCCCAATCTTGTAGGTAAAGTTAGAAAAATATCTATGACTATTAATCTCAATGTACCAGGAGATTATGAGGGTGGTAATTTAAAATTTGATTACGGTCCTCATGTAGGAAGTGGAAAAAGATTTTATGAATGCGAAGAAATAAGACCACAAGGCTCTATTATATTTTTTCCTTCATATACATATCATCAAGTCACTCCAGTCACAAAAGGAACAAGATATTCTTTGGTATTGTGGATATGTGGAAAACCTTTTAGATAATATGAATAGAGTTGATATAATAGCGGATTTAAAAAAATTAAAAGAAAAAAAATCTTTTATAAGTAAACCAGAGTTTAGAAAGATAGCTATAGATCATATTAAACAAGTAATTGGTCCAGAAAGAATATATAGTGATAGGAGTATATGTTCGTTATTAGCATCTGCTTACTTAATGGTAGATGATACTGAGGTAAAAGAGTTATTATTAGAATCTATATGGATGGCTTTAAGAATGAATACTGCTATACATAGGGAAAAACCTTGGTTTAAAGAAAAAGGAAATAAAATGACAATAGAAGATGAAAAAAGTTCTATAAGTCCAGCAAAATTTTTTAAAGAAAACAGTTGGGCAAAAATAGAAAATGTGATAAACCCTGAAGTTGCTAAACTATTGTATCATCATATACAACTAAGTGCAGTAAGGTTAACACATTTAGATAATTACTTAGGATTTGGAAACTATAATACAGACTTGTGGGGTTCATTTACTGACAAACAAGCTCCAGGAGATTTTAGTAGATATGGTGATCCTATTTTTGATGCGTTATTAAATATATTAACAAAAAATATGGAAAACCTTACAGGACTGGAATTAATACCAACATATTCATACCATAGACTTTATACTAGAGGTACAGAGTTGACAAGACATAAAGATAGACCAAGTTGTGAAATATCAACTACTCTTTGTTTAGGATATGATAATTCAAATATAGATGATAAAAAATATCCTAATTGGAGTTGGCCTATGTTTGTAGGACCAAGTACAGGAGAAATGGGTACAGAGGGATTACCTATTAAGTTAAATCCAGGAGATATGATTATATACAAAGGTTGTGAAATAGAACATTGGCGAGAGCCACTTATGAGTAATAATCATGCACAAGTGTTTTTACATTATAATGAAAAAAATGGTAAAAATAATATTTTATATGATGGAAGAACCACATTAGGATTACCTAAAGATGAATCAACATTAAAGTCACAAGGAAACGAAAGTACACCTAATAAAAACCAAATAGTATATTAATGAATAAAATTGATTTTGAAAATCGTAAAGATATACCTCAATCTTGGACTATTAAAACCATTAAAGATAATCCAATGTTTCCTTTTGTATTAGTAGATAATTGGTATACTCCAGAAGAAGAAAAAGGTATATGGAGTGAGTTAGATTATTATTCAACTAATCCAATAGAAAGAGCAGAAGGTGGAGTTGTTGCTAAAGATAATACTGGAAATTCAAAAGGAAAACATCATAGGTTTTATTTAGATAATATTTATTCTGAAAATGGTAGAGAACAATCTAACATTTTAAATTGTACCTATAAACAAAAAACATTAGAATTACATCATAAAATAAATGAGTGTGGTCATTATGCTAGATCATTTTTTTCATCAACAGGCATAACCTCTTTTGTTTCTTATTATGAAAACAATGACCATTATGATACTCATTTTGACTCTTATCATTGGACCAATCTAATATGGTTTTTTAGAGAACCTAAAAAATTTGAAGGTGGAGATTTAGAGTTTCCTGAATCAAATACAAAAATCACTTTAAAACATAATAGAGCAATTTTATTTCCATCTATGTTTTTACACAAATCTAATCAATTAAAATTTAATCAACCATCTGATATGAGAAATGGTAAATACACAATTACACATTTTTACTTTGCCAATCCAGAAATAAGATGAATACTATAATGGATTATAAAAAATTTGAGTTGTTTCCTGTACCTGTTTATCAATCAAAAATAGAAGTATCAGATGAATATATTAATTGGTGTAAAAATGTAGAATATGAAAGAATGAAAACAGGTAATGGTTGGATTTCTAAAAATAGAAAAATATTAGATACAACAGAAATTAAAAGTGACATAATAGATCATATAAACATTTATGTTAGAGATTGGTTAAGGGTACATTGGAATATTGAATTTTACTTAACTTCATCTTGGCTAGTAAAACATGAACCAGGTGATTGGGCGCAAATGCATCATCATGCTAATAGTTTAGTTAGTGGAGTATATTATCTACAAACACCTGAAAAATCTGGAAGTATAAAATTTCATAAGTTTTTTAATAAAAATCTATTTGATGAATCTTTAAGGTTTGATTATATTGATGATAATTTTGTGAATGCTGAAAGTGTATCTTTTGAAGTAAACAAAGGTGATGTATTATTATTTCCTTCTACTTTATCTCACTCAGTAGATGAAAATTTTAGTAATGATACTAGATATTCGTTAGCGTTTAATGCTTTTGTAAAAGGACAATTTGGAAAAGACGAATACAAGTTAACCCTTTAATATGAATAATTTTGTTCTAACTAAAGATAATATTTTTTCTGAAATAGAGTGTAAAGATATAATAGATTTTTGTAAAAACAAAACAATAGAGGGTGATTTTAATTACTTGAATTACAAATGTTATGATTTCCCTAATTCACATTTTCTATTTGATAGAATAAAAACACTAATACAAGAATATAAAACCAAATACCCTGAAATTGATAAAACTGCTTCAATATGGGATTTAACTAGTTTAAGATTTAAACATTTTGAACCAGGTAAGGGATACACCGATTGGCATTCAGAACATTGTCTATCTAAACCCGATAGAGTATTAAATGTTCAAATATATCTCTCAAACCATAATTGTGGTACTGAGTTTTTTAATAACGAAGTAATACAATCTAAAGCGGGTAGAGTGACATTTTTTCCATCTTATTATACCCATACTCATAAAGGCCAAATATGTCCCGATAATAAAGATAGATATATAATAACAGGTTATGTCACTTTTATTAAAAAAGGACCAGACGAAGACTAAATATACTAATAAATATAACATATGGCATCAACAACGAATCTAACAATTGATCAGGGCGCAAGCTTCTCAAAAGAATTGACGGTAGAAAACAGTGATGGAACTGCTTTTGACTTGACTGGCTATTCTGCTGAGGCAAAGATGGCTTTAGGTTATGCGTCAACAAGAACAAGAATAAATTTAACAACAACAATTAATGCTGATGCGACAACCGGTAAGATTACTTTGACTTTGAATGCAGATCAAACTAATGCATTAGACGCACCTGCTAGATATGTTTATGATGTTGAAATATTAAAAACTGCTGATAGCACAATTACTAGAGTTTATGAGGGAGTTATCACAGTAAGTCCGTCCGTGACTAAATAGCTATATAATAATAACGAGAGAGAACAATTAATGTCAAAAGATTTAGAAAAGTTTTTTAAGCAACTAGCAGACGACAAAGATGCTTTAAAAGCTATAAAATCTGAAGAAAAAGATAATGAGATATTAGAGTTAATTGAAGAAAAAAATAGATTACAAGAAGAAGTAAAACTTCAACAAGATAATCAATTACGAGAATTACAAAAAGAAAAAAAGTCATTAGAAGTAGCAATACTATCAGAACAACAAAAACAAGAAAAACTTAAAGCACTATTTAATCTACCTAAGTTTGATAATGTTGTTAAAGATAAAACTAAAACTACTACTAATGAAGACAAATTATTAGACACACTAAAAGACTTAACAAGTGCTGTTAACACATATCAAAAAGAAGAAATTAATAAAACTAATATTACTGAGAACGACTTTAGTAAATTTATTGAAACAAAATCTACAACAGGTCTAGTATCTGAAGATTTAATAAACAATGTTAGACAAGTTATCAATAACAAAACAACACCTATAAGAAGTTTACAACAAGATAGAATTGTTGATGGTAGTAGTTTAGATATTTCAAACAAAGACGATATTATAAAACGATTAACTGACCATGCACAATCAATTAAAGAAGATATTGAATCAGGCGATACTAGTTTAGAAAAACTAACATCAGAATTTAGTAGATTTAAACAATTAACAACTTTACAATTACAATCTATAGGTGGTGGTGGTAGTACAAAAATATCTAACATGGACGATGTGGATATTTCAGCTCAAGCAGATGGTTATGCTTTAAAATACAATGCATCAACAAAACAATATGACTTTGGTGAAGTTGCTAGTGACCTAACAGCAGTAGATCAAAATATTATACCAGACGCTGATGGCACTAGAGATTTAGGTTCAACTGTAAAAGCATTTAATAATGCATATTTTAAAAATGTTTATATAGAAGGAAGTACATTAGAAGTAGATACTGATACTACATTAAAAGGTGACACAGTTATTGGTGTTAATACTGGAGATTCAACAGAAGATACAATCAGTGTCACAGCAAGATTTATTTCAAATTTAGAACCATTAACAACATTGACTTATGATTTAGGATCACCCAACAGAAGATGGCGTGATATTTACTTGTCAGGTAATACGATTGACTTGGCTGGAGCAACAATTAGTGGTGATGGAACAGGACAGATATTGATTTCTTCAAGTGGAGTGTCTTTACCTGCTGGTTCAACAGTAGGTACTCATTCTATTGCGGAATCAAACGCTGTGGGTATAGCTACAAAAGATGTAAAACTATTCACACAAGCGGGAGGTTTAGTGACTGCAGCAGCCACATTTACAATGGCAGCAGGGTCTTCAAATGCATCAGTATTTACCGATTTTACAAAGGCAAACGGAACTCAACAATCAAAATTTGAATTGTTTAGTTTCTAATAAAGAATACATATAAATAGATTAATAGGAGAATAAAATGAGTTCAAAAGTACCAATAAGAACCGTATTTGATGACGGTGGTAATGCCACTGGTCTAGCAGAATACCAAACAGGCGAATTTATACCTTTAACACATGGTGGTATAGGTGCTTCTTTGGCTATCGGTTCAGCAGGACAAGTATTAAAAGTAAATAGTGGTGCTAGTGCACTAGAATTTGGCGCAGTTGAAGCAATCGTTAATATTGATGGAGCGACAGATTTAACAGGTAGAACACTTGTGGACACTGATCTATTTCTAGTTTCAGATGGTGGCACAGAGGGTAGAGCAACATTAGCTCAAATTAGTGCAGGTATAAAAGCTACAGCTGAAACATTAACTAATAAATCTATAAGTGGTGGTACAAATACTTTATCAGCAATACCTACAAGTGCTATAACTTTTTCTGGTTCTACTATTACAGGAATAACAAGTTTAGATAGTACAGCTCTTTCAGTAGGTGGTACAACAGTGGCAACTCAGCCTTTTGCTATAGCGCAAGCAATAGCTCTAGGATAATACTTCAATACCTTTTTAGTAGTATAAATAGTAGTAATTAGGAGATTACCATGGCTGAGCCAGCAACAAGAGAAAATTTAAAACAATACGCTTTACGAGCTTTAGGCAAGCCTGTCATAGAGATTAATGCTGATGACGACCAATTAGAAGATAGAATTGATGAAGCATTACAGTTTTATCAACAATATCATTATGATGGTATACGAAGAACATATCTAAAGTATCAATACACACAAGCAGATTACGATAGAATAAACGCCAATACTAGTGAAATCGCCACAAAAAATTCAGTCACTACAACATGGCAAGAAGGTAATGGATTTATAGTAGTTCCTGATAGTATTATTTCTGTTATTAATATTTTCCCATTTTCAAGTAAAGGTACTTTGAATTTATTTGATGTAAGGTATCAATTAAGATTAAATGACCTTTATGATTTTTCTTCAACTTCCATAGTTAACTATGATGTCGTTATGAGGCATTTAGATTTTTTAGATCATATACTTGTAGGTGAAAAACCTTTAAGATATAATCAAAATGATAATAGACTATACATTGATATGGATTGGAAAAATGATTTACAGGTTGGTGAGTTTCTAGTTATAGAGTGTTATAGAAAATTAGATCCATCAGTCTATACAGATGTTTTTAACGATATGATGTTAAAGAGATATGTCACAGCGTTATTCAAAAAACAATGGGGCGCAAACTTATCAAAGTTTAATGGTGTTGCTATGTTAGGTGGTACAACACTAAATGGTCAACAAATATTTTCAGAAGCATTAACCGATATTGAAAGACTTGAAAAAGAAATTAGAGATTCGTTTGAAATGTCACAACCGTTAATGATAGGTTAAATGATATGGCAGTTAATCACTACTTCCAGGGTGGTAAAGGTATCGGCAATCAATCTGAAAAAAGATTATACGAAGATTTAATCATTGAAGGATTAAAAATCTTTGGACAAGATTGTTATTATCTTCCAAGAACATTAGTTAATAGAGATTTAATTTTAGGAGAGGATTCTCTTTCTAAATTTGATGACTCATATCTATTAGAAATGTATATGGAAACAACTGAAGGTTTTGCTGGCGAACAAGAGATAATAAGTAAGTTTGGTTTAGAGATTAGAGAAGATACTACATTTATGCTTTCTAAACGAAGATGGAAAAACACAGTTGATAATACAGCAACTATTATTCAAGGAAGACCAAACGAAGGTGATATAATTTATATGCCTTTGATGAATAGTTTTTTTGAAATACAATTTGTTGAAGACCAAGAGCCATTCTTTCAATTAGGTCAACTACCAGTTTACAAATTAAAATGTACTCGTTGGGAATATAGTTCAGAAAGACTAGACACTGGTGTTTCAGATATAGATAGTGCTGAAACCAAATATTCATTAGATCAATTACAATATCAAGTATCATTAGAAACAGCTACTACTGCAGGTGATACAGATGCTGGCTCAGGAGCTTTAAGACTAGAAGTAGATGGTACCAATGGTTCAGCTAATTATGTTATAAATGAAGAATATAATGTACAAACACAATCACCGTATGCTGATAATTTAGATTTAGATAGTGCGGCAGGATTTGATACAGCATCAGCGGCTGATGATATAATAGATTTTACAGAATCAAACCCATTTGGAGATATAGGAATATAATATGTTTGGAACTTGGTTTTATAACGAAAGTATGAGAAAGATGACCATTGCATTTGGTCAACTTTTTAATAAGATAGAAATTAAACGATCAGATGCATCTGGTAATGTAGTTCAGGCTATAAAAGTTCCTTTAGCATATGCTCCAAAAGAAAAATTTTTAGTAAGATTGGATCAACAACCTGATTTAGAAAATAGAGAATTTGCTATTACTTTACCTCGTATGAGTTTTGAGATTTCAGCTATACAATATGATGCTAGTAGAAAGTTAACTAGAGTACAAAAGTTTAGACGAGTAAAGACAGGAACTGATGGTAAAATATTAAATTTCAACTATACACCTGTACCTTACAATATATCATATAATTTAAATGTATTTACAGCAACTGCTGAATCAGGATTACAAATTGTAGAACAAATATTACCATTTTTTCAACCTGATTATACTGTCACTATAAATGCAATTCCTGGATTAGATATTAAGAGAGATGTTCCTATTGTTTTAAATAGTGTTAATTATGATGATAGTTATAGTGGAGATTTTACAACAAGAAGAGCTGTTATATACACTCTACAATTTACAGCAAAAACATATCTATTTGGTCCAGCATCAACTCAAAAAGTTATTAAAACTGTACAATCAGATGTTTACACAGACACAGATATAGCTAATAAGGCAGTAGAACAGAGAATAGTTATTACTCCTAATCCAACAAGCGCTGACGCTGATGATGATTTTGGATTTACTACAACAATTACTGACTTTGATAATGGTGGTTCTAGTTAACAACTAAATAGTTTTTTATATTATGGAAAATTTTATATATACATTTCAAATACAAGATACTTCTGTCTGTGATGATTTAATAGAGTATCATAAAAAAAATACAGAATTTAAAGATTTTGGATATTCCGGTGCAGGTCCACATGGAGCTAAAATAGATAATTCTGTAAAAGAATCAGTTGATGTTTTTGTTCAACCTTATTCAAAACACCCCACTATAAAAAAATACTTTGAAGAAGAAATAAAAAAAGGTGTACTAGATTATAAACAAAAATATGAGTTTTGCGATATGCCTTTTCAAATAAAAGAACCTATGAATATTCAATACTATCCTCCTGGAGGTGGTTTTAAACAGTGGCATTATGAAAGAAACTCTTATGTACATGATGAATTGAGTAGAGTTTTGGTTTATATGACATATCTAAATGATGTTGATAATGCTGGAACTGAATGGTTATATCAAAATTTTAAAACTGAAGCAAAAAAAGGTTTAAGTGTAATATGGCCAGCAGAGTGGACACATACTCACAAAGGTATTGTATCAGAATCACAAGAAAAATATATTGCTACAGGTTGGTTAAACATGACGCTTAGAATGGAAACAAGGTAGTGAAAGAAAATATAAAATTATTTGCTAAAGTTTCTACTACCTTATTCACTTCTATATTAAATGATGAGCAGATGAACAATAGTATAGTAGAACAAATAGATTTACAAGGTGATAGGCAAAAATATAGAACAAATGTTAAAGCACAAATGACAGATTGGAATATGATTGATAAACCTGGATTTAATTCTTTAGTAAATATTATTTGTAATAGTGTAAAAGAAATTTCTATGACAAAATATAATATACCCTTTAATCCTATTATTAATGACATATGGGGTATAAACTATAAAAAAAATGATACTACTTTGGAGCACGATCATTGGCCATCTACATTTTCATGTGTGTATTATATTAACCCACCGAAAAATTGTCCTAGTTTAATTTTTTCAGAATTGGATTTTCAATTAAAACCTAAACATGGATTATTAGTTATTTTTGAAGGTTGGCTTAAACACTATGTACCAAAAGTAGATTTTGAAGGAAGTAGATATACTGTATCCTGTAATGTAGGGTATCATAAATAATAGTATGACAAAATTAGAAGATAAAGTAAATGAAATTTTAGGCATTGATTCAAAACCAGAAGCTGAAAATCACATTGTTAAACAAGAAATTAAACCACCTGTTCCTCGTAAAGAAGATGTTAAAAAACCAGATGTGGATAATGACTACAAGTATAGTAGAGAGAATTATTATAATCTTATTGAAAGAGGACAAGAAGCAATTGAAGGAATACTAGATGTTGCTAGAGAAGGACAACACCCTAGAGCCTATGAAGTCGCCGGCGCTTTAATTAAGAATGTTGCTGATACAGTTGATAAACTACAAGACTTACAAAAGAAACTAAAAGATTTAAAAGAATTACCAAAGACAGCAAATGCTCAAATCAAAAACGCTTTGTTTGTTGGTTCAACAGCTGATTTACAAAAGATGTTAACTAAAAAAGATGAAACTACTAAAAGCAAAAACATCACACCACAAAAAGACGACACTAAAGATAAGTGATTTAACTTACATAAAGTATTATGAAGAACATAATGTTAAATTAAATCAAGGTGTTGATATAATTAAAGATATTATGAAATATCCAATAGAAGTTTTTAAACATCAAATAAGTAAGACACAACGATATGGTGCTGGTGGCAATCTATACAAAGAAAAACTATATAGTGTAGTAAAAGGAAATCAAAGAGTGACACAAGCTGTAAAACTTGGTTATACTCACATAGAGGCAATTATTAATGACTGATGCTTATTTGGGTAATCCCAATCTTAAAAAAATTAACACACCTGAAGAATTTACAAAAGATCAAATTATAGAATATCAGAAGTGTGCTGGAGATCCAATTTACTTTATGGAAAACTATGTTCGTATTGTATCACTTGATGAAGGTCTTGTCCCTTTTAAGATGTATGACTTTCAAAAAAAGATTGTGCAGACTATACACGATAACAGATTTACAATTTGTAAACTACCTAGACAGTCAGGTAAATCAACTACAACTGTTTCTTATCTTTTACATTACGCTTTATTTAATCCTAATTCTAATATCGCTTTACTTGCTAACAAATCATCTACTGCGAGAGATATATTAAGTAGATTACAATTAGCATATGAAAATTTACCTAAGTGGATGCAACAAGGTGTAATCAATTGGAACAAAGGTAATATTGAATTAGAAAACAAATCAACCATAGTTGCTGCTGCTACATCTTCAAGTGCTATTCGGGGAGGTTCATATAATATAATATTCCTTGATGAGTTTGCTTTCGTACCAGCAAATATTGCTGAGCAATTCTTTAGTTCAGTTTATCCTACAATTTCATCTGGACAAAAAACAAAAATGATTATCGTATCTACACCGATGGGTATGAACCAATTTTATAAACTGTGGACTGACGCAGAGAACAAACAAAATGACTATGTTCCAATTGAAGTACATTGGTCAGAAGTTCCTGGTAGAGATGAAGCGTGGAAAGAGGCAACAATAAGAAATACAAGTCCTGAGCAGTTTCAACAAGAGTTTGAGTGTGACTTTTTAGGTTCAGTTGACACTTTAATATCGGCTTACAAAATTAAGAATACACCTTATATACCAGCGTTAGAATCTAAAAATGGATTACAAATGTTTGAACGACCTAAGAAAGATGGTTTGTATGTATGTACAGTTGATGTAGCCAGAGGCTCTGGAAGAGATTATTCAGCATTTACTATCATAGATGTTGGACAAGTTCCATATAAAATAGTAGCGACTTATAAAAATAATGAAGTCAAACCTTATATATTTCCTAACATTATTGAACAAGCATGTAAAGGATATAACGAGGCACATATACTTGTAGAGGTCAATGACTTAGGTCAACAAATTTCAGATGCCTTACATTATGAGTTAGAATATCCTAATGTTTTGATGACTACTCAAAAGGGTAGAGCGGGTCAAATACTTGGAGCTATGTTTTCTGGTCGTGGTACATCATTAGGAGTTCGTATGACAAAACAGATAAAAAAGGTGGGTTGTGCGAATTTTAAGACGCTTGTAGAGGGTGATAAACTGATTGTCAATGATTTTAACATCATAGAAGAAATGTCTACCTTTTCTCGTAAAGGATCCTCATGGCAGGCAGATGAGGGACAACATGATGATTTAGTTATGTGTTTAATTATATTTGGTTGGTTATCTAATCAACCGTACTTTAAAGAATTGTCAAACTCTAATATCCGTAATCAAATGTATATAGAACAACAAAATTTAATTGAACAAGATATGGCACCTTTTGGGTTTGTAGATAACGGAGTTGATTCAGTTGAAGGTGAGGAAACTATTGACGAATATGGTACTCGCTGGTATCCTGTCGTAAGAAAGGGTCAATAACCGTAGATTCAGGTTATTATAAATATCTACAACTGAAAATATTTAAATATGGGCGTAAGAAAACTTACGAGTTTTGAAAAATAACATTATAATTAGCTAATTACAAAGAGGAGAAATAACCTATGGCATTTCAAGTATCACCAGGTGTTCTCGTACAAGAAAAAGACCTAACAAGAATTATTCCAGCAGTATCAACATCAATTGGTGCTATTGCCGGTGAGTTTAGACAAGGTCCTGTTGAGGAGATTATTTCAATTTCTTCTGAACAAGAATTAGTAGAAACTTTTGGAAAACCTGACTCAAATAACTTTGAGCACTTTTTCAGCGCTTCTAACTTTTTACAATACTCTAATGCTTTAAGAGTAGTACGAGCTACCCAAACATCATTAACTAATGCGACTGCTAGTGGATCTAGTTTGTTGATTAAAAATGATGAAGATTATAATACAAACTACAGTACTGGTCAAGGATCAGTAGGTACATTTGCAAGTAGAACAGCAGGTCTTTGGGGAAACAACATATTAGTTGCAACCTGTCCATCTGCTACAGCTTACGAATCTATATCTGCTTCATTAGTAAATGAAGACTCAACTGCTGTTGCAGTTGGAGACACTACTATTGGTGTTGATGACGATTCAGCATTTAATGTAGGAGACATTATCTCATTTTCAACTTCTGCTAACACAGAAGACTTTGACGATGGAGATGAATATAGAATAACAGCAATTGCTTCAGAACAATTAACAATCGTTCAACACCCTAGAGGTGCTGGAGGATTAAAAAGAGCAGTAGTTGATAACTCAAAAATAAAAAGAAAATGGAGATATTACGATCAAGTTGATGGCGCTCCTGGAACTTCACCATATGTATCTGAAAGATCAGGTTCAGGTGATGAAATCCATGTAGTGGTAGTTGATGAAGATGGTGGTATTTCTGGTACACCAGGAACTGTTTTAGAAACTTATTCAAAACTTTCTAAAGCATCGGACGCTAAATCTCCTCAAGGAGACACTAATTACTATCCAACAGTAATATTCAATAAATCAAATTACATTTATTGGATGGACCACAACACTGCTGGAACTAATTGGGGCAATGCCGCATCTGGTACAACATACACAGCTGTTAACACTCCAACATCAGAAGCTTTATCTGGTGGTGCGAATGGTAGTGCAGCAACTGACGCTCAAAAGAAAACGGCGGCAGAGTTGTTCCAAGACGCAGAAACAGTAGATGTAGGTTTAATCATCGCTGGTCCTGCAAGTGCAACTCACATTGATAACTTAATCACAATCGCAGAAAACATAAAAGACTCTGTAGTATTTGCTTCACCAGAAAGAGCTGATGTAGTAGGTATCACAAACTCAAACACACAGAAGAACAATGTAATTTCATTCTTTAATGCAGTTAGATCATCTTCTTATATCGTATTTGATAGTGGATACAAATATACATACGACAGATATAATGATGTTTACCGTTATGTTCCCTTAAATGGTGACATTGCTGGTTTATCAGCGAGAACTGATTTGGTTGCAGACTCATGGTTTTCACCTGCTGGATTAAACAGAGGTATTATCAGAGGCGCAGTTAAATTAGCGTTTAACCCTACTAAAGCTCAAAGAGATGAGTTATACCCAGCAAGAGTTAACCCAGTAGCAACTTTCCCAGGTCAGGGAACTGTACTATTTGGTGACAAAACTGGATTATCTTCTCCAAGTGCTTTTGATAGAATAAATGTAAGAAGATTGTTTATTGTTTTAGAGAAGGCAATATCAACTGCTTCTAAATTCCAACTCTTTGAGTTCAATGATGAATTTACTAGAGCTAACTTTAGAAACATTGTAGAACCTTTCCTAAGAGAAGTACAAGGCAGAAGAGGTATCACAGACTTTTTAGTAGTATGTGATGAAACTAACAACACAGGCGAAGT